ACAAAGGAATCGGAGCTACCTCGGGTCAGTATATTAAAAAACGGCAGAGTGGCGAAAGAAAAGGCGATAACACTGTGAAATATGCTGGTAAAACTATTGGTTGGACAAAATGTGATTGTAAAGACCCAGAATACGAAGCAGGAATAGTCCTTGATCCTTTCATGGGTTCAGGAACAACAGCTTTGGTGGCTCAAAATTTGGGAAGAAATTATTTGGGCATAGAAATCAATCCTGAATACATAAAAATCGCAGAAAAAAGATTAGCTCAGAAGCCTTTATTATAAAATCCATATGACTAAGAGATTAACTCTAACAATTTCAAAAATGTCAAAGGAAACCGAGCGGCAATACACGGCTTGGCTTTTGTATTGCGAAGCAGGAAGCCTGCAGAAGACATTGGATGCCTGGGATAGGGTTGGGCAACTCTTGGGTGAAACTGGGGTAGATTTTGCCAGACGATTAAGGAAAAAACCAAGTCATACAACAATAGAAACCTGGTCTAAGAAATACCGCTGGGTAGAAAGAAAGGAGTTAAGATTAGTTGAGATTTTAGAAGCCCTGCGGGAAAAAACCAAAAAAATTAAACGAGAGAAATTGCATAAAATTGCTGAAGGGTTTGAACGGGTAACCAATAAAATCATTAAACGATTAAGAGAAGGGGAAGAGCCGACCATCAATGAATGGAAGCAAGTTTGGGAAATGTTCCAAGTAGAGTTAGGAAAACCAACCAGCAGAACAGCACTTAAAGAAGAACAGAAACCGCTAACCGAAGAAGAAAAACAAGAGAAAAAGAAATTAGATGCAGCCCTTAAAATTGTCTATGAACAACAAGCAAAAAATAAGCCTCATATACTGGATACTGACAAACAAAATAAAAGGAGAAAATGAAAAGCCAATTGAGTTTGTAAAGCATCGGTTTATGTGGGATATCTATGCAGACGAATCACCGATTCAAGTAATCAAGAAAGCGTCACAAATAGGAGCAAGCACAATGGAAATTTTGAGAACGTTGCATAGTGCGAAATTTTGGGGAATCAATCAGATTTATACCTTGCCGACGGTAGACGATGTGGGTGAATTCGTGAAGAGCAAGGTAAACCGAATAATAAAAGTGAATCCCTGTATTAAAAAGGACATAGACCCGAGAGACATAGATTCAGTAGAGCAAAAACAGATTGGCAAAGCATTCGTTTTTTTCAAAGGCACGCATACCGAAAAAGAAGCGATAATGCTGACCAGTGACAGAAATATTCACGACGAGCTGGATAAATCAAAGCCAGAAGTGATTCAAGATTATACTTCCCGAATGGGCTATTCGGAAATTAGAAGCCAGCATTACTTCTCAACGCCAACTATTCCTGACTTTGGAATTGATGCGCTCTTTGCTAAATCAGACCAGAAGTATTGGAGGTTTAATTGTCCGCACTGCAGATTCAGACAGCATATGGAATGGGAAAAGAATGTGGATTTTGAGCGGGGAATTTATGTTTGTCAGAACTGCAGAAAGGAAATAACGCCGCAACAGATAAGCGAGTTAGGTTCGTGGGAAGCAAGATTCCCGGGCCAGCCAATCAGTGGCTATTGGATAAGCCAGATGATTTGTCCCTGGCGGACTGCCGCAGACCTGATTCAAGAGAGAGAAGACGCAGAAGATGAGGAATACTTCTATAACTTCGTGCTGGGATTGCCTTACCTGTCAGCCGAGCAGAAAATCGAAGCCAGCCTGTTTTTGAGAAATATTGTCAAAGAAAAAACAAGCGGAGAAGATTGGAATCTAATGGGTGCAGATACGGGCAACGAGAACCATATTATTATTGGCAATAGGAAAGGGATATTCTGGATGGGAGTGTTAAAAGATAAACCCAACAGCACCCGGTGGCAACAAATGGCAGAGTTGATTCAATTCTATGATGTGAGAGTAGGGGTCGTAGACGCATTACCTTATACCGAAGAAGCTCAAGCATTGGCAAAGAAATTTCCATACCGAATTTACCTCAACTTTTTCAAGGATGACCCAAAGATGCTGGAAGTGGTTAGGTTCGGCGACGAAAAGAAAAAAAGACCAGAGGAGTTTGAAGAAGAGATAAAAGTGCTGACTTCCAGAAACCGAATCTACGATGATACCATTTCGTCACTAAGAAGAGGACAAACAAGATTCGCAATGCCCAAAGATAGCCTGACCTTTCAGTTATTAATTAAACATGCCCAGACCGTTTATGCCAGAACGGTTACGGACAAGCACGGCCAAGAGAAAAGAGAATGGACAAATCTGGGAGCAGATCACTTCTGGCTGGCGCTTATTTATTGGCATATCGCTCTAAAAAAGCGACTTAAATATGAACCAAACCGCTAAAAAAAGAAAAAAGGAACGAGCAAGGCGAATTATTGAGAAAGCATACCAAGATGCTCGAAAGTTAAAATTTGGCAGGATAATTATTTATGTTCAAGATGGTTACGCATTTAGGATAGAGACAACAGAATCAAGCACAGGAAAGGAAAAATCCGCTTGACTTGAATTCAAATGAAGCCGATAATGATAATAGAATCAAAGGTCAAAGTAAAAATTAATTGAAAACCAGAAAAACATGAACAAAAAGAATTTACTTATCATAGGAGCGGTAATTATATGACCAGAAACCTAAAAATTATTATTATAATCGGAATAGTTCTAATAGGAATCGTCATAGGAATAACTTCTACTGGATTGAATTATAAAATATATAAATTTGTTGACCATAAAATTCTCGATTCAATCTCAAGAGTAAAAAAATGCGCTGAAATGGAAGGAATAGTAGGACTCAAAGCCCTTATTAAGACGGGTAGATGTGTGCCAGTTTCAGAAGAGGAGTCCTACCAAAAACCAGAGAGAAATCCCTGCGCAGTTTGTATCAACGGATGCGATATTTGTCCAGCGGGATGTAAGGAATGTTTAATCGGTATAGAGAAAAAAGAAAAAGACCCAAACATGAAATGGTATTATAGCTCCGACGTAGTAAAATAAAACTGGAAACGACTTATGACCAGAAATAAAAAAATTGTAATCGCAGGCGGGGTAATTCTGCTAATAGGCATCGTTATTTTTCTATTCCTCTACCAATTTTCAGCGCCACAAAGAACAGCAGAAGAAGAACGAATTGTGATAAACTTAACTACAACCGCAGAAGAACTCATTCCTAAACTAAAAGAGCAGGGCTACATAAGAAGCGAGTGGGCGTTTAATATCGTCCTTAAAGAAGATACTATCAAGCCAGGGGGCTACAAGATTACAAAGAGTATGAATGCTTGGAAATTAGCAGAAGTTTTAACAAGTGAGCCATATATGAAATGGGTTATGATTCCAGAAGGATGGCGAAAAGAACAAATCGCAGAATTGCTGGCAAAAGAACTGGGCTGGGACGATCAGAAAAAAAGAGATTGGGTTACCAAGCATACGGCTATGAGCTGGGACTATGTCGAAGGCGTTTATTTCCCTGACACTTATCTCATACCCAAAGACGAAACTGGGCTTCAAATCGCCCAGCGATTTATCAATAAGTTCAATGAAGAATTCGCAGCCTACAGCGACCAATTCCTTAAAGCAAACATTAAGTGGGATACCGCATTAAAGATTGCCTCAATTGTGCAGCGAGAAGCGGCTGGCAAGGATGATATGCCTTTGATAGCGGGTATTATTTGGAATCGCTTGCTTGATAGTATGAAATTAGAAATTGACGCTACTCTCCAATACGCACGGGACAGCGAGCTTGCTTTTGATGATGTTTGCCATAGTCCGGGCAATCGAGAACAGTGGCCGTGCGACTGCGAACAAGAGAAAGATAGCTGTTATATACGAGATGGCTTTTATAAGGGAATTGATAGTTGGTGGAAGCCAATTACGGCTACAGACAAGCAGCTTGATTCAGAATACAATACCTATCTCCATGAAGGACTTCCGCCACACCCGATTGCCAATCCGGGTATCGCAGCAATAGATGCTGTGCTAAATTCAACAGAAACCGAATGCCTTTATTATTTACACGACGAGAACAGACAGATTCATTGCGCTAAAACTTACGAGGAACATAAAGAAAACATCAAAAAATACTTGACTTCTTCTTGACGGAAAGTTAGAAATCTATTAGCCTGAAAACAGAAAGATAAGAAAGATAAAAATTTAAGAGGCGAAACCGATAGGTTTCGTTTTTTGGTATTTAATGCGATTATCAATGTCTTGCGTAGTTGTGGATAAAAGTTCAGAGCCAGGGCTTTGCAGAGTTTAATTTTTTTGGTATAATTAACTTAGATATATTAGTGTGGATAACTTTATGAAAAAGAAAAAAAATAATTTCAAAAAAACTAAATTAGAGAAAGTAAAAGTTTCCACAGAAGAAGATGTAAAGATCAAAATTATCGGTGAGCTGCTTAAACAGTTAGGCTTTTCGCAAACTGTCTCTGGGGAGATAGAATACGAAAAGCCTCTTTCTATTGGGAGGGGCAAATATGTCTATCCTGATATTGTGATCAATATAGAAAAGGCAACTGCTTTTGTTATTGACGCAAAAGCTCCTAATGAAAATCTTGATTTCTACAAAGAGCAAGCTATTTCTTATGGATTACTTTTAAGAGCACCTTATTCTGTTTTATGTAATGGGCAGGAATTAAGAGTTTATGACACCAAAACAGAAAAAGTTGTTTGGGATAAAAATATCTCCATATTTCCAGAGTTTTTAAGTAAGAAAGGTTTATTAAAGAAAAAAAGAGAAGCGATTGATACCTTTACTAAAGAGCAGGAAGAACAAGCAAAAAAGACTTTATCAGTTTTTGAGGGTATCAGAGAGTTTTCGTCAATACTTTATAAATGCGAGGATTTAATAAGAGATATTGACGGATTGACAGGGGAAGATGCCTTTGATGAGTTAAGTATGTTGCTTTTTACTAAAATGTATGAGGAACGACAATCTCTTAAAGAAAATAGAAAAAGTAGATTTATTATAGACGGGCAAACAGACGCGCATTATATCAAAAATGATTTATTCAAAAGAGCTCGAGAAGGTAATACCGATATTTTTGAAGGAGATGAAAAAATTACATTAAACAACGAAACAGTGAAAGGAATGACCAAGTTGTTACAGGATTATACACTTTTAGAAACAGAAGTGGATGTTAAAGGACGGGCATTTGAGATTTTTCTTGGCAGGACTTTTACTGGTAAATTAGGACAATTTTTTACTCCCAGGACTATAGTTGACTTTATGGTTGGTTTTGTAAATCCAACCAGATTATCAAATGGCAGGAACTTATACTCTGTTATTGATCCTGCTTGTGGGAGTGGCGGTTTTTTAATTCGTGTTTTTACTCACATAGCAAATCAAATTAGAGAGACAGAAAAAAATAGCAATAAGAAAAAAGAGAGGTTGGAAATTTTATCAAAACAGCAACTTTTCGGAATTGATATAAATCCTCGTTTGGTTAGAATTGCCAAAATGAATATGGTATTACATGGAGACGGACACGGAGGCATTTTTCGTTATAATGGGTTAAAGACGCATCAACACGAGCGCTTTGTTGGTAAGCAGTTTGATTTAGTAATTACTAATCCACCATTTGGCAATAAAGACAAAGGAGAAATATTAAAAGATTTTGAGTTGGGCAAATATACCGCTGGTAATCCGCCACAACAGGCAAGAGAAATTTTATTTATTGAAGAGTGTATAAAACTATTAAAAGAAAACGGTGAGTTAGCAATTCTACTCCCTGACGGTATTCTTAATAATTCTAAATTGAATTATGTTAGAGAGTTCATTAAAAAACACACCATAATCCAAGCAGTAGTTAGTTTGCCAGACAGAGCTTTTAAAGCGTCAGGTGCGAATAGTAAAACAAGCGTGCTTTTTATCAGAAAGAAAAGCAATAATGAAATACAAAAACCAGTATTTATGGCTATCGCAGAAGAGGTGGGCTATAACAGACAGACCAAAGAAGCCAAAGCAATAAGTCAAAATGATTTACCTTTGATATTAAAACAATATAAAGACTTCTTGACTACTCAAAATTATAGATCAATTCAATCAACTATTAGTAAAGCTTATATCGTATCTGAAAATCCAGCCTGTTTTATGATTGATCCAGATCTATTAGATAAAAGATTAGACGCTACCTATTTTTACTCAAAATATGTTTTTAAGTTAGATATGCCGAGCGTAAAATTATCAGTTGTTGCTTATTTATCAGAAGATAGAATAAACCCAGAAAAATATCCAGAAAGAGTGTTTAAGTATGTCCAATTCAGCGATGTAGAGAAGAAATTGGGCAATATTGTTTCTTGGTCTGAATATACAGGAGACAAAATGCCTTCAAGAGGGCGGATGTTAATAAAGGCTGATGATGTTATAGCGGCTAAAGTAAAAGATAGCGAAGAAAATGTATCTATTATTCCGCCAGAGCTGGACGGAGAGGTTGTCTCAACTGGCTTTGCTGTTTTAAGACCAAAAGAAGGCATTACGCCCGAAGTGTTGTATGTTTTGTTGAGACTTAAAACTACCTTTAATCAAATCAGATGGATGGTAGCTGGCACAATTCAGCCAGCAATTAAAGATGACGATTTGATGGAGATTATTCTTCCAAAATTAGATAAAAGAACTCGGGATAAAATCGTTAAAAAAATAAAAGATATTGAGAAAGCAAGACAGAAGGTAAAAGAAGAATTAGATGAGGTGGAAAAAATGATAAGCAGATAGACACTTGACACGCATTTTTGGTCTGTTAAAGTAGGACAGAGTAGAGACAGGACACTGGCTTGACATTTTTAAGAAAATAAACTAAGATAACCCATTATACGTCAGTATTCGGATTTAAAGGTAAATTTGCGAGATGAGAAATAATAATTTTGAAATCAAAGAAAAGTCAACTGGAGGGTTGGCTTTTAAATTTGGTTTGATAAAGGTCGACCTAAAACTGAAGGTAAATCAGTTAGGAGGAAAATAATTAATTAAGAAAGGAAAAACTATGAACAAGATAAAGAATTTACTCAAAGGAAGTCCTCTGGCAATGGTTGTAGCTGGAATATTGATAGCTGGAGCAGCTTCAGCAGCAATTTTGGCCGTTTATACAACTATGATTGGGACAGGAGATGTAGAACAATCAGTAGTATTTGGAAATGGAGATACTGAGAAAGAATATACTATTGGAGACTCACCGGCAATCGCAGGAAACACCTATACCCAGGATTATAATCTGAAAAATAGGTCAGAGACCACAGCACCGATTAAGTTTGTCACTTCGCAATGTATAGTTGGCGGCGGAAATTGCGGTACTTCAGGATATGACGAACCAGGAGTTGAAACCTCTTACTGGAGCACTTTAAAGTTGGAGAATAAGAATACTTCAGATTGGCAACCAGTAACAGGCGATGGCATAGAGGGAACTTTGACCTACGAATTAGCAGCTCCAACCTTCAATTACGAGTTTGAAGCTACAGGACTTACAGCTGTCACAGAATATTCCTTGATTTACTATGCAGATAAACAGGACAGATTTGTAAATTGGGGTGGAGATAATCCAGGTGCGTTGATAGCTACTTTTACAACCGATGGAAGCGGTAATATTCCTGTAACAACTGGAAGCCAGAACCTCGCTATGAATCTACCTCACGCAAGCGACTGGAATGGCACAGCAGAAGCAAACTACTGCGATAAGAATAACACATATGACGATTATGACTTGTGCAGAGGAGCAAAGATATGGTTAGTTCCATCCGCCGAATATAGTGCTGGGACAAAGAAAGTTACTTGGAGTAACCCAGGAAGCTATCTTTATGAGACAGACCTGATTACTTATGATGATACTGACACAGACGGAGAAGCTCTGTATTTAGGAACGGGACTATTGAATTTCTTTGTTAAGAATGTTCTGGCAATCAATCTTGCACCAGGCGAATACAAAGTGAAGACAGAAGTGCAGCCAGTTCAGTAAAACAGCAGAAGGAAATCTGATAGTCATTTCTTGTGATGGCTATCAGGGGCAGGTTTATTTTTATGAAGTAAATCTGCCTCTGATTATGAATAAAGTATCAAAAAGTTTAATAGTTCTATTTTTAGCCTTTCTTTTAGGATGCTGTTTTGAAGTTTATTTTACTCAAGCCCAGAACAATGGACTTGTTTTGGGAGTAATCCAAGAATGCGATATTCAATATAGCGGCGATAATTGTATCGCTGAGCTGAAAGTAACCAATAATACAGGAGAGATTCTTGGTGGAGAAGCGTTTTTACACATTGATTATCAGGGATTATGCAGTAATGATAAATTAGAAAACTTTGACGGAGAAGGAATTGAAGCCCAATTTTCTGTTATAGATAACAATTGGCTAAACTTTTCTGATTGGGAAAATGGGGCAACATCGGTTTCGGGTTTTGAGATTACCGAAGGCGAAACTTGGCCTAAACTTAATATAGAAACCGTTCCAAATCTTTGTCCGGGAGAATACGCTTTTAGTTTGCAGTTAAGAGGAACTACTGAAGAAGGGGAGGAAGTCGTGACTCCGTTAACAGTGATAGGCGGTGGGGGAGGATTTTTTATAGCAGGACTTACAATTGCTAATGAGAGCGCCGTTTCTATTAAAACTGATACAGTTACTATAACTTGGCAAACCAATAACTTTGCAACCAGTCGGGTGATTTATGATACAATCTCTCACTCAACCTTAGGTAATCCTCCAAATTATGGTTATGCTTTTTCCACACCAGAGCAAGATAAAGAGCCAAAAGTGACTTTTCACTCAATTAAGATTGATGATTTAACTTCTGAAACTACATATTTCTATCGGACTGTTTCTCAATCCTCACCAGAAAAAGTAAGCCGAGAACATAGTTTTACTACTTTAACTCTGGCAGAAGATGAAATTAAAGAAGGTGAAGAAGAAGTTAAAAAGGAAGAAAAACCTACTGAGGGAATAGGGATTCCCGAAATAATAAAAGAAGGAATTAAGAAAATTATTGAAGAAATTACTCCTTCAGTTCCAAGCGGTGAAGCTAAAAAACCTTCGGCATTAGAAGAGGAAGCTGCTCCGTCAGGAGAAACTGTTCCGTCCACAGAAACATCCCAAAAAGGTTTAGCTTCGATGTTGGCATCCATAGGTATGACTTGGGGAGAAATCAGTAAATCTGCTTTCTTAACCATTATTGTAATTCTGTGTTTAATGGGATTAGCTCTTATTGGTATTAGAGAGTGGAGATTATTTCGGAGGAAGAGAAAGAATTTGTAAGCGATGTAGCGATGTAAGGAAGAGCAGAGGAAAAGATAAATACTTGACACGCATTTCCAATTTGCTAAAATAAAAATAGCAGAAGTCAAACAGTGGTCTGACGGCTAAGCACGGGGCTACAACTTCTGTCCTCAAACCGTTAAAAGAACGGTTGGTTTTTGAGGATTAGAAGTTGCAGCCCTGTTTTTATTTGAGTAATTAAAAATTAAGAAAAGCATCCCAAACCCTTTGAAGGTTTAGTTTCTTCCTTTAATGGTTCAGGGATGCGCCATTAAGGAAGAAGCCGAGCCTTTAACAGGGTTCGGCTTTATTTTTATGCCAGAAGAAGAAACAAAAACTGAACAAAAATCAGCCGCAGATTATAAGCCCTCACCAGAGGACGAGAAACTAATAAAGAAATGGAAGAAACGATTTAAACGGGCAAAGGAATTCAGAAGCCCATTTCAAGCTAAATGGCTGCGGATGTATAAGCTCTACCGGGCTTATCAGGAAAAAGAGAACTATGCCTACCAGACAAGATTAATGCCTGCAATTGCTTTTGAAATTATAGAAACGGTTGTTTCGAGATTGGCTACTGCCAAAAGGAAGACGAGAATTTTGCCCAGAAATAAGGATGACGTTGAGTCAGAATCAATTGATTCATGGGATGACTTAGTCAATTACGACTTTGACATTATTAAGCTGAAAAAGAAATTGCCGAGATGGCTAAATTCATCAGGGATATATGGCAACGGGATAGCCCAGGCGGTTTGGCGAACCGATGAAAACAACGATTACGATGACCCAGATTTTTATATCCAAGACCTCTGGGACATCCTGCCAGCCCCGGAAACCACAGACCTGCAGGAAGATTGCCCCTGGCTGATTAAAAGAATCGTGAAGACAAAAGAGAAGATAGAGAAAGAGGAAGAAGCCAGAGGCAACAATAAAATCTATAAAAACTTGGAATTTGTAGAGAATAAGAAAGTAGAAGATTGGAAAAAAGAGCGATACGAAATTAACACTAAAAAGATGGGTCAGATTGCCGGAAGCAGCGACAAAGAAGAGGGCGAAGCGCTGACGGAAAAAGCAGAAGACGAAAAGCAATCAGAGCTGTGGGAGTGCTGGGATTTTGAAGAGCAAAAATTAATAGTTATTGCCAATGAAGAGATATTAATCAGAGACGACGAGAATCCCTACCAGAAAGTTAACAACGGCAGAATTTTCATAGATCTGTCTGACCATCCGCTTAACTGGGAATTATGGGCAATGGGTCATATCGAGCCAGTGGAAACCACCATTCTTGAAATTGCCGACTTAAGAAATCAAAGAATGGACGATGTAATTTTGATGCTTGACCCAGTGATTAAGATACGCAAGGACGCAGGCATTTCAAAGAAGGACATCATTTTTGCGCCAGGAACAAAATGGGAACTGAGACGACACGACGATGTAGTCATAGAGAGACCGCCAGAGATTAGCGCAGTGGGAATCACTGAAGATAACTTAATGAGGCAAGAAATAGAAAGAACATTAGCACTGAGCGAATACATGCAAGGCATACCAAAGAGCAAACAAGAACCAGCAGAAAAGATAAAGACGCTTCTGGGGCAGGGTAATCTTAGATTAGGCCTAAATGCTTCTCGAGTAGCAGACGCTCTGACTCAATTGGCTAATATTCTTATTGAGCTAAACCAAGAATTTCTCACCGAAGATAAATGTTACCGAATTATAGGAGACGAAGTGGACTTCAAGGAATTTAAGAAAAAAGACAAAGAAGTAAAAGTAGACGCAATTGTC